TTTTCCCGTCTTACCTTGTCCTTTTCCTTGACTTCCTTCTTTACTTCCTGTTGTTCACTCCAACTTCCCATTCAAATTAAGATTTATTGCAAATATACGAAAATCAAACAATAAACAATAACATAAACCATTTATTTAACACACTTCACCCTTTGGTAAATTGGCCAGCACCTCATCTATGAAAATTGATCGGTAGTGCGGACATTCCAGCACTCCCTTTTGCTTCGCTTCCCGATACACTTTGGAAAAGAGCTTTGCTTTCTCCTGGATTGTTGCTGGAATCTCTTCAATGGGCGTAGACAGAAATCGACATCCCCACCCTTTGCATGAAGGTGAAAGCCTACAGTGTTTTTGATTTTTCCACTGACACGAACAGTTATATATGCTTTGAACCATATATAATAAAACTCCAATATTCACATTGCAGCACTAACAATACATTTGCTAATGCTGCAATTATCTTTAATTAATCTTCTAGAACTTTTATCCTATTCCTTATGTTCGTACATATCGATCGCCTTAAAGAATTCATCCTCATAGTTATAAATATCATCAAGGCTTTCAATAACATGTTTCACATCTTTCTTATTTTCATCAATGGTAGCCACATATTTTGTAGCTGTATTGAAATACATACGACAAATAGGCTTTCTATTGTTGTCATCAAGCAAAACGCTAAAGTATGTTTGAGCATCACGATATACTATACGGGATATATCCACTTTTTTCCGACAGATTGCCTTAACGATACGATAAGCATCAAGTTCTTCTTCTGTAGTAACGACTTTTGATTCTGGTTGATTTTCTGCTTGAGTTTCTTCAGCCGGAGTGTCAGTTTGCTTCGGTTGAGTCGACTCAATTTTTGAATCACTAACGGTTAAAGCACCTTTTAAACGCTCATTAATGATATCATTGATATGTGAAGAAATAGCACGTTTTACCAAAGGGGTAAACTGATCGATTATATTTTGCAACATTCTTCCTTCATATACTTTAGTCGCAAACATTTTCACAAAATCAGTGCTCGGTGAGGAAAATTCCTCCTGAATGATAGCCTTCAATTCTCCCATATACTTTAATTCACTGGCTGAGTTTAGTATATTGTCTACGTCAAAGTACGATTTATGAAATTTCTTCAACTCTTCAATTTGATTATCCCTCAAATCCGTTATGTCCACTTCCAAGAATGGTTTATCATCCATTATATTGGGTTCTTTCAAATCTGTATAAAAACGATAAATAATACCATTAGTCAATAATCCAAACTTAGCCTTTGAAACATTGAAATAACGCAATAGTTGATTGTCGTGAAGATTCAAATCCTGCTTCCAGTGTTTACATTCAATAAGCAAGATAGGCTGATCGTCCTTCATTATGGCATAATCAATCTTTTCTCCCTTTTTTGTACCAATATCACAAGTCATTTCTGGCAATACTTCCAACGGGTTAAAGACATCATATCCCAAAGCATTTATAAAAGGCATGATAAAAGCGTTCTTTGTTGCTTCTTCTGTTTGAATGTTATCTTTTAATTTTCCAACTCTGTCTGCGAGTTGTTTAATTGCATCTTTAAAATCCATAGTATTTTATATTAAAAGTTTATTATACAGATTGCTTTCACTTGTTATTTTGCCGACATACACATAAGTACTCGATACACGCCGTACACCTCTGACAAAGGAACGTCAAAGTCCGAAAATTTCGGGTCCGGGTTAACCGAATGGCATTTCACATAACCTTCCTTACCCTTGCACTCATGAAGTTCCTTTACTATAACCCCATTTGCAGTGTCCAAAACGTATGTTTTACCCCAGTCTATAAAGATATTGGGGTTTATCTTCTTTATCAAAATACGGGAACCTGAGGGGTATTCAGGTGCCATACTATCTCCATATACTGTAATGGCAAAGTCTACATCTTCAATGGGTGAAATTATAGCCTCACAATTTTGGAGCATTGCGCCTGGAGCCGCAAACCCCGTAAGCGTTCCTCCCATAGCTGACATGGGAAGAAGATATGTAGTGTAGCCTCCCATATCCCCTTTGTTTCGACTATCATTTATCGTACTTTCCAAAAAAGAAGATACAACAAATTTAGCCACGGACTCAGAACCGTATGCTTCTTCCAGCCTTTTTTTCTGTATCGGTTCTAAGTCTCTCATAGTCTTTTCCATTCCAGAGATATTTGACTGCTGACATTTTAGAATCTCTGCCAATTGCTTTTGAGTAAGATTAAAAGCCTGTCTAAATCCTTTCAAATCGTACATATCACTAATATATTAAGCCTATAATGATAATTAAAGTTAATATCAGTGATATTTATAGGCTAATATCATTGATATATCAGTGATGTTAGTATCTTTGCAACATCAAACAATAAACAACAGCACAAAGGAACGAAAAATAGTTCGGAAGTGCAAAAATATAGACTAACTAAAAAGAGGTAAGACAATGAAAATATTCGATTTACGACAGATTATGAGAGATGCCCACAGAACTTACAAGTATGTAGGCAAGAAACAAGGCAAGACCTTCGGTGAAGTTCTGAAATCAACATGGAAACTGGCAAAACTGAATGTTACAATGCAGGAAGAGCTGGCAAGACAACAGGAAGAAAGAAATAACAAGGTGTTCACTCCGGTCAAAGCAGAAAAAGTCACTTTCAAAGCCGAATGGTCAGACTGCTACAACTCCAACAGCCGTGGATATTTAGGCTCCCAGTACTGCGGAGATTAAGCGGTAACGGCCAGCGAGCCTACCTTTTGATGGGATTACCGCTACTAAATGGAGTTTGACCATAACAAACAGGAGAAGCGACACTCCGCAACAACACATCCCGAAAGACTCGGAACTGGTGACAGCAGAAGCAGACTTGAGTAGGGTTACGGGTGCAGTCCCGGAGGTAACTGAAAGCTGTCGTTTGCGTACTGAGAAAGGTACAATGCAATACGCAATATTCCTGAGTGAACAAGCGGCAAAGGGCGCCAAGCGTGTAAGGGTAAAATAAAAAGAGCGATCATGCCCCGAACGGTTATGCAGTGAAGAACAGTAGCTGACAACTCCGGTGGGAAGACCAGAGAGAGGTTATCGGGGCACAAACTAATAATATCTACTTATGATAATGAAAGCATTCTATAGAAATAGAAACTAAATTCAATGAAAAAACAAATGCGTATTCAGTAGTTATATCTTGACAATGAAAGCAATAATTGAAAAAATAGTAAAAATACGTCCTACAACCTATGGGTTTATAGGAAAAGATGATACCGGAATAATCAACAAAACCGTTGTCATAAAGTTGTTCACTATCCCGATATACAAGAAAGAAATTTTAGTTCAGAAGAATATTTGACAGTTCCTAAAAGCTAAATCCCGTATGGATTTTAGCTCCATTTTGAAATAAAATCAATGTACCTTCATCGGTAGGCTTTACAAGCTGAACTGCACTTGCATTGATGATGCACTTTTCACCATCCACGGTGATTTCAACAAACTTGTTCATAATACTTAATTTTTTGTTTGACACCACAAAGTTAAGTAAATCCCCCAATAAAAGCGTGATGCCGCCAATCGGATTGGTTTGGGGGAACAAAACTAATACACAATCAAATGAAAGCAATATCAATATTATGCGCAGTATCATACGCGATACTCCTTATTACCATGTACGATATGGGCGTATGGTTCTGGATAGCATTCACCGCCTTCGCGGTAACATCATTAGTGATAAGCAACGAACTTGACAATATTGAAAATCAAAAAAAATAAAGCTATGACAACAGTAGAAGAATTACAAAGCATGACACACGAAGACCTTGTAAGACGTGTGCAAGAACTGGAACAAGACCTTAAAGAAGTCAAGGAACAGAGCGACATGTGGTTCGATTCGTTCACCCGCCTACAGGCACGACACGAAAACAGCATTAATGCTCTAGACAACATTGTTAAACTCGCTAAATTGAAGTAATATGGTAAAAGTAACAGAAAATTGGGCGGCCACATTGAGAGCGATGAAGGTAGGTGATATCGTTGTGTTCCCTGTGCGTGCGATATCTTCCGTCAACACAACCATTTCCAGACTAAGATTGGAGATGTGTGTAGAAAATGCCGATTGGAAACGAACAGGAGAGGTTGACCGCAAGCGCGGAGAGTTCAAAATCCAGCGTGTGTCATGATTACGCTATCAGAGCGCGAGCATCTTGTCGCCGAACAATATTGCAAGGGTTTGGCCGACAAGGAAGTAGCCGACAGTCTGCAACGCTCGGAATGGACCATCAAAGCACAGAAGCGGGATATATACAAAAAGCTGGGTATTTCCAAAGATACCGAGCTTGTATTATACATGTTCTGTGAGCGCATGAAGATCAACTTCGATATAAAAGAGATACGTAAACACGGGCTTGAGCTATTCTTCTCCATCCTGTTCCTTGTCATTGCCGCATTGGATTTTCATCCCGACATGAGACAATGCAGCAGAGCAAAGACAAGAACCACCCAAGTATCAAGAACAAGACGAACAAAAACAGATTCAGATTATGAACTATACAGTTAACAACCAACTACGGACATCCATCTTATTTGATGGAACGGCAGAAGCACGGCTAGCAGACATCCTAGCCATCATGGACACTCATACATTCGGTAAAAGAGAAGCGGCCAAAATAGTTGGAGGCATAGGAAGGCTTATCAGACTGATCGAAGAAAACAAAATACGTTCCGACAAGCCTACATGCGCACAAAACGGGAAATGGTTCTGCAATGCCAGTGATGTCCTGCGTTATGCACAGGTCAAAATGCCAAGGAAGCCTAGAAAATTAAAAAAGAAAGTGGCATAAGCCACACGGGTAATTAGCTTAATGGAAAAGCGGTATTCACTTTTTTCTTTACGTTCAGACGGTTTGTGATTGTTTTCAGGAGGAATACAGATACAGGTTCGAATCCTGTATTACCCACACCCAAA